CTGCGTCAATACGGCGTGATGATGCTCTGTTTTCTTTCACTATCCTGACTCCTAGATTGTCGGTTTTTACTACTGCGTTTGAGAGATGACGAGCCAGTAGCGGGTCTCCATCATGTCTGAGCTTCTTGTCAACAACAGCGTCAAAGAACTTGGCGCAAGCCGGGACCATGCGCCTTGCATTTGTGGATGGATACTCAACAATTGGGTAGCCCTCCTCAGCGAGAACCTGCATTGACCTTTGCCAGCGGTAAGGGTCGCAGACTATCTCTTTGACTTTTGGGTTGGCGGTCACGAACTCTCTGATCTTGTTCTCGACCTGAAGGATGTCAACTCGCCAAGTAGCGTCATGGATGTTTGGGTCTTTCTCCCATGCCTGAATCATAAAAACTTGCGGTTCGTCTTCGACTGTTGCACCAACTAGGACAGTTGAGTCACCTGAGAACGAGCCGTCAAAGCCAATGATGTATTCCTTGTCTGTCAGGTCAAGCGGTGCTTCACAGGCTTCCCAAGAACCTGACGGCAGCCATGAGACCGCTGACGATACCCATTGCCCACAACGCTTGGTGCGAAACTCTGGCTCAGGTGTTCGCCTGACTGCCGACTCAAAATCTTCTGCCGAGCAGATGTCTCCATAACCGGGGTTTGACATTCGCCAAGTCTCAGGTTGTGTGTGGTCAGCTTCGGCAGGTGCTTCCCAACTTGCCATGAAGAAAGTCGGGTCTTCTACTTCACCCCTAGCAACCTTCTGCCCATACTGATAGAGGGTGTATGCGATTGAGTCTTGCCCTGTGGTGTCGGTGCGAACGCCGGGAGTCGTGATGGCGATTAGAGTTGCCAAGCGACCTCTTGCACCCATAGCCAGCGACATGACATCGAACAGTTCTCGATTGGGCTGAGCGTGAAGCTCGTCAAAAATTACAGCCGATGGGTTTAGACCTTCTTTGGAGTAAGCCTCGGCGGAGAGAACTCGATACACCGATCCGTTTGACGGAAGCTCAATTGCGTCTCGGTAAAGTTTTGTTAGCTTTGAGAGTTCTTCACTTGCCTCAATCATTCGCTTAGCATCTTGGAAAACAATGCGAGCCTGTTCCTTTTCGGCTGCGACTGAATAGACTTCTGCTCCTCGGACTCCGAGAATCAGAGAGTAAAGACCGAAGATAGAACCAAGTGCAGACTTGCCGTTCTTTCTCGGCATCAGGATTAGGTTTATGGCGTGGCGGTAGAGGCCGTCTTGTCCAGCGAAGACATGGCGGATTAGTTCCTTCTGCCAATCTCGCAGGTGTAGCGGTTCTCCAGCTTTTCCTGCTATCGAGTCTTTTGTGACAACCCCAAAGGCCTCGGCAAAGTCAATGACGAAATCGCCTTCGCCCGACTCAATCAGATTCGGCGGGACTGGTGTCAACCACTGTGGAGGCCACACGCTTTGCCTTTCTGAGCATCAGTTCTTCGAGCTTGCTTGCTGCCTTTACCTCGGCTACCCCTAACCTGCTGCGATCTGCTGGACTAAAGCCTAGCAAGGACAAATTAGAAACTATCTGTCGGTCTAGCTCTCTAAGACCTCGGCGCAGTCTTGCGTCATCGGTCTGCATCACTTTGACTCTGAGATTCCAACGCTCGTCAATCATCTCGCAAGTCATCAGAAGAAGCTCGCTATCGGTGTTGGGGCTTATCCATGTTGCGCCCATGCTCCAAACCTTGTCCCAGAGTTCTTGTCCGTATTTCAAGAGCGGTCTGGTTGGTTGTGGGGTTTCTGTCACCATCGCAATCTCAATTGCGTTAGATGGCAAGGCTCGCTTGCCGGGATTGCCTAGCATTCGCTTTTGCTCGATTGGTTTGGCTGGCCTACCTGCTGGCATTGACTAGCTCAGCTTTCTTGCCCGTTAGGTTTTCCCAACGCTGGATTATTACATCGCAATACTTCGGGTCAAGCTCCATCATGTAACAAGTTCGATTTGTTTTCTCTGCGGCGATTAGGGTTGACCCTGAGCCGCCAAATCCGTCAAAGATTGTTTTTGGTTTGCCATAGTTGTCAAAGCACCAAGTCACTAGAGCAGTTGGCTTTTGAGTTGGGTGGACTCTTGACTCGCCTCGCTCGCTAGCTTTTATCATCCCATGCCATTGGTGTCTAAAGACATCTACTCGGATTCCATGATTGACAAAAGCTATCTCTGCTCCAGAGAATGTATCGCCCTCTCTTTGTTTGTCCCAAACAATCCAGCCATAGCCATTTGGAAAGACTTGCGGATAATAGTTTGCTCCCCAAAAAATCATTTTGGCTTTTGGGGTGATGTTTTGGCAAAGCTCATAAAACTTGATTGCTACTTGTGTGTCAGAGTCATTTAGTATCTGACCAAAATCATTAGCCTTTGCGTTCCCTTTTATGCCTTTACCGCTGTGAGCAATCCCATAAGGCGGATCAGTAAAGACCATGTCAATCTCAGCCACATCAAGCAATCGTTTTACTGTTGCCTCGTCTGTCGTATCACCGCACATCAGCCTGTGGTTGCTTAACTGCCAAATCTGTCCGAGCTTGGTTCGTGGCTCAACTTGTTCTGGTAGTTCATCTTCTGCCTCGGAGTCAGGTTCTTGCTTTGGCTCAATTAGGTCAAAGCCGATTGCCTCGATGTCGAAGCCTGCCTCTTGAAGGTCGAGCAACTGAGCAGCCATGACTTGCTCATTCCATTGAGCCAACTCAGCGGTTCGATTGTCAGCAAGAGCGTAAGCCTTTATCTGGTCGGCAGTCCAGTCGGCGGGAACACGAACGCAGTCAATCTCAGTCCAGCCGATTAGCTTGGCGGCGGTGAGTGTGCCGTTGCCTGCGACCACCTTGTTGTCTTGCGTTATGACTATCGGTTTGCGCTGACCGAACTGCTCAAGACTTCCGGCGATTGCCTTGAGATTTGCTTGGTCATGGGTGCGAGCGTTCTGGTCATCATGGCGAAGCTCGGCGAGTTTGATTCTTTCTATTTTCATGTCTTCCTTTCCTGTTTTCTAGCCTAACCCAAAACCAATAATTTTGCGGTTGTGTGCAAACAACTGCGGTCGGGGTGATACGCAACGCTGTTTCGGCGTGTTTGACCCCGCCCCCCTTGATGACGGCGTGGGGTTATGCGTGTCTGTGCGTGACTGTGTGGCGATTACAGGCCATTTGAGCGATTGCTTGATGTGATTTGTAGAAAACTAATTTTGAAGCGGTTTGTTGCCCCTAGAACTGTTGCACCCCCGGTGTGCTGGAGCTAAAGGCGATGCAGGGTCGGTGGGGATGAGGTGATCAGCTGTGATGTCTGCCCTATCAGTGAAGGGCTGTTTGCAGATGTGACAGTGAGTTGCGTTAGCTTTAATTATCTTGGCTGCTGCCTTATAGGCAGAGCTGTAAAGCATTCGTTTCTTCTCTTTGCGATAAGGGTTGTCTTCCCTAGCTTTCTCTTTTACCCTGCGGCAATCTTGACAATAGTCCCCCCGGTCTTGATGTAATTTTTGACATTGCAAACATGGTCTAGGAAATCTCATTCAGGTAGAACCGCCTAGCGAGCAGGAGGGGTAGCTCAATAAATAATTCTTGTTGGGTGTATATCGTATCCTTCTTGATTACCTCGGCAGCCCTGATCTGCTCGGCACTAAAGCTCAGCCCATAACTCCAGTCATCATTCAGCATCATCAGGTGATTTTCATCAGTCTCAAAGAACTTGAGCTTGCGTGAGGCGATGTGAACTGTCTGATAGGGGAAAGCCTGCCCCTTCCAGTTGTGCTTCACCTCTACCTCGATGCCGATGGTCTTGCCGTCTCTCTCGGCTAGTAAGTCAATGCCGTATTGGTCAGGGTTTACTTTTGCTTTGTATCCCCTGTGTTCAAGCCAGCGTAAGACTTTATGCTTTGCAGGATCGTCTGTCTTGTAGAGAGTGGAGTCAAATGGTTTCATTTGTCTGTTGAGTAGAAACCTTTGCCATTGAACTTGAATGAGCGAAAGTTGTAATCCCTTACCATGTCAGCTTTGCAATGAGCGCAAATTGGGGTTAGGACTTCTTCTTCTATCCCTGCGTGGATGGTTATGGTCTGCTCACAGGTGTTGCACTTGTAGTCATAGGTTGGCATTAGAGTTTCCTAACCTCACCTGCAAACGGCGTGTTCTTTTCTAGCTCGATGATGAGAATGCCACAGGTGCTATCGAGTCCGTTAGAGCGTCTGAACCAATCGCTTCCCGCATCCATTGTGGGACATTGCACCCAGAACTTTGAGCCGTTGCCGTCATTCCTTTGACCAAGCTCTTCAATGCGGAGATGATGGAAATGCCCCGTCAGAAGCGTGTCACATGGCTGAGACCATTGTGAACCGAACGAAGCCGATGCCCAGTGCTTAGGTATTCCTTCTGGCCTTGATGCTTGGTGTCCATGCATTACGCCGATTGTGTTGACTCCGTATTGGAATGCAAAGCCCTCGTCATGTGGCTGTGGGATTAGGTATTCAACATCCATCCCTAGTTCTTTTGTTACCCTGCGTAGTTGTTGAAGAATGACGATGCCCCAGTCATCCAGTCCGGGCTTGCCGACCTGTTGCCCCTTGAATCGGTTTTGGCAATGGTTAGA